TCCTTTGGATCAATCATTCTTCGCTTCCTCTGCTTCTCTTAGATCTTGTTCTTTCTTAACAGTAGACCAAAACAATGCATAATAATCTAGGTCGTACTGAATAGTCTTCATGTGTGTAACGATGGCACCGGTATGTGCATATGCTTGAACACCTGCTTCTTTCAAGCGATTGAAGAAGATAATATCTTCGCCAATAAACTTCTCTTCTGTCATATCAACTTCGTGGAAGAAGCTCTTATCAGGATGCTTCTCTCTCATCTTAGGGATGACTGACTTGTGCATCAGTAAGCATCCGAATCCTGCTGAATCAATCTCGATAACTTGTGGTTCTGGTAGTGGATGGATGAACTCAAGTTCATACTCAGTCCGACCTTTGTAAAAAATTGCTGGCATAGGAACTGGTAAGGAACCTGCGTGATCTTTCCAGACAAAGTATACACCCGATACAACAGGCCTTGATACCTTGTCTGCTGTATCCCATAGCAGCTTGAGTACTTCCTTGGTCATGACTACATCGGAGTCAATCCATAGGATCCAATCAGTCTTGGCGTTGTCTGCCCATAGGTTGAACAACTCCATACGCTGACGAGAGATCTGATTACCTTTGACTCTCATTGCATTGTTGATTGGCACACCAACTGTGTGTGCCATCAATGTTGTATACACAAGTCCTTCTGTGAACTTGCCATCGGTTACACCATTATCACACCATGCGATTGATAGTGTTTCTTTATTGCTGTGTGGCATCGGTCAACCCTTCTATGTAGTCATTTGCAAGATCATAAATACCAGCCATGCTTTGTCCTTCTGGTCGCCAGAGAATCAATACTCCGGGTAGTGTTAAATTCTTTTCTTCAGGTAGTGGAATCAGTTTTAGAAACGAATCTGCAATGAGATTATTTTCGTGCATCCAATCCACCAAGTCAAGCTTTGCTTGAGAATATTTTTCTGACTCATGTGCATGATCCCACCAGACGGTGACACCACCGTTGATGTTGTACAAGAATCCCATAGTCCATGGATGTGGACGGAATGACTTGTCCGAGAACTCAGCCATCTGTGCATAGATGGTTTCAACTTCTACTAGCTTTGTCATGGCTTAAGTGTGGCACCTCCCACCGACATCATTCGTGCATTTCCCAATCTTGGGTGTGTCGTGCTATTGTCCGCCTACCTCGTAAGAGGTGGGGCAGAAACTTCAAGGCGACACTATACGGTGTAGCACCCAACCACCATAATTTTTTATGGGGGGTAGGGGGGCATTTCTTAAAGCTCTTCTGCCGGTGTAGTTTTAGGCAACAAAAAAGAGGGCCCCGGTTAAGGGGCCCATCTAGTTTGCAGACTTGGTTAGTCTAGATCTTCAACATCTTCTGGCTCTGTGAATAGAGCTGCTACTGTCTTTCCGTTCTCAACCTTCTGAGCTGTGAATGAAAGACCTGTTGCTGCTGCGATTACACCGAGAACCAATTCGACTGGTAGATCAGGTACATAGACAATCACTAATGCAACGATTGCCTGAATGACTCCTGCCCATGCGGCAGGTGCTTTTCCGAACTTCATATTATCTCCTTATGATTTGAAGACTGGCTTGCCAAATCCCACGACAGTCACGGCTTGTGACCTGCGGAGCTTGGATCCGTTCTTCTTCTTATAGGCACGAACCTTGAGGCAAACTTCTCCACCGTTTCGCTGATCGCCCTTTTTATCTGGGGCGGTATTGCCCTCGATGCAAGTCACCGTTCCATCGCCATTGTCTTTGACAACAATGCCGACATGTGAAATGCGGTCTACCCCATCGTTGGGGAAGTCGAAGAACACAATGTCGCCGGGTAGAGGAATTGCTTCCTCAGCCTTCTCCCATTGCCCTTTCTTCATAAACGCAGTTGCACCAGCAACTGTTGATACGCAGTTAGGGATCTTTAACCCTACCTCGTTGGCACACCAGTTAACGAAAGAGCCACACCATGGCAAGAAATTTGCTTTGGTGAAGGCACCGTACTTGGTTTCGTTATCCTTTGGGCCTTCAATAACACCGATTTCACCTCGTGCTACTGCAATAAAGTCTAAACGCTGACCCATAATTAACTCGCTTTCTTATCTACCTTGGCAAAGGCTTCGTTGATTTCATCTGCTGTGAGTGATCCATCTGCTAGATAGAATCGGGCTAGTGCTTCGAGGACTCGAGCTGCACCCAATGCACCGGCAAGGACTGCTGCCTGCCAGACCTCGATACCCACAAGGGAACCGGCACCGATCACACCGAGAGATTCCGCTGCAATGACTGCAAGGATTCTCATCATGACATTCTTAAATGTATCCATTACTTGTCTTCTTTCTTGATTGTGTTACGAGTTGCATCGATCATGATTGCAATGGCAATGGCATATGTGACGATGGTTCTTGCACTACCCTCGAGAACAACCCATGCCACGAACATGCCGAGCAATGTGTATGTCTGGTCGAGGATTGCACCGATGAACTTTTTAATCATGGGTTCCTCCTATAAGCTGCTGCAGCTGCGGCTGATGCCGCTGCTTGGGTTGCGATGTTGCCAGCGATTACCGCTGCAACAATTACATCTTCGGCTTCTTCTCTTGCTTCAGGTGACATATCGGCACCGACATTGGCTAGTGCCATGAGAGCTTGAGTAGGGTCTGTAAAGATTGCCGCTACTAGATCTGCTGGATTACCCAACACTTCTAGTGCAATGACTACCTCAGCTGTAAGGATCACGCCATTCTCCAGTTGTACTGGAGTCTGTGGATCTAATGATTCTAAGTCCGTGTCTTCCGTGATTACCACTACTTCAGGTGTAACATTTTCTTCATGAGTATTTGGTTCAGGTTCAGGAAGGACTTCAGCTTCAGGCTGTGGTACAGGCTCTGGCTCGACTTCAGGGGTTGGCTCAGTTGGAACTGGTTCCTCCATAACTGGAGGTTCTGGCTCTGGAAGAGGGTCAACCGGTAATGGTTCAGGGTCAGGAACAGGTTCAGGCAAAGGCTCTGGATCGGGAATTGGTTCAGGTGCTGGAGCTTCTGGTTCAGGCTCTGGAGCAGGTGGTTCGGGTAACGGCTCTGGAGATGGAGCAGGTTCGGGAGCAGGTGCTGGAGCTGGCTCTGGCTGTGGGGCTGGTGCAGGTTCCGGCTGAGGAACGGGTACTGGCTGTGGTTCCGGACTTGGAACAGGAACCGGAGCAGACTCTGGCTGCGGAGTTGGTTGAGGTTGAGGCTCAGGTTGAGGTGTTGGAGCCGGGGATGGCTCCGGTGTCACGGGAACGGGTGCAGGTTCAGGGGTCGGCTCAGGACTTACAGGAGCCGGAGTTGGTTCAGGCTCTGTTGCCGGTTCATTAACAGGTGTACTATTCGTACTATCGGAAGGGGTAGAAGATGTCGGTTGATCTGTTGACGGAGCAGTTGAAGTCTCAGTTACTGGAGTTGCAGTATCGTTTGTACTCGGAGCAACAGTTGCTGTTGCAGTATCGGGAGAAGGCTCTGTTGTCGGAGTCGGTTCCGGAGTGGGCTGACTTGAGGGTTGCTCGGTTGGAGTCGTCTCTGGAGAAGGTGAAGGACTCGCTTCAGCGGTTGAAGTTTCTTGAGGTTGAGGCGAGGTCTCTGGAGTCGGCTCTACTGTCGGACTAGGAGATGGTGATGGAGTTGGTTCAGGGGTTGCTGTTGGCTCTGGTGTTGGTGTCGGTGATACGCCGTTATAGTAACCCAAAGAAGAATCGTAAAGATCGTCACTAACATAAGTATTAAAGCCTTGTGCATAACCACCTTCGCAAAATAGGCGAGGGATATATCCTTTGTCTGCAAAGAATGGCTGACTATTATCCCAACCAATTTGGAACGATTGCTGAGTTCCATCTGACTTGCTGCATACAACATTGGCATTACCCTGAGCTGCATTAGCAGATGGCATTAGCCAGAACGATGTACCTCCGATTAAAAATACTATGGCTACTAAGTTGTAAACCTTTTTCTTATCCATACTTGTGGGCCAGTCCTTATCAAGTCGATGTGATCTTTCATGAGGGTGACGAATAGATCGATGGCTGGTTGTGGTCTTAGATGCATTGGGAGCTGTGGCTCCCATGTGTAATCATCAAACGCCATTATTCCACCGGGCTTTAACGCTCTCCAAGAGAGCGAAGCATCTTTGAATACTGCATCAGCAGTATGGTCTCCGTCTATGTAGATGAAATCGTAATAATCTTTTTCATCTGCTGTAATTAAATAATCGTGGCTTGTCATCTTAACCTTGACGACATTGCTGTTGAATCCTAGCTTGGAGTCATAGACTCTTTCGACATCTGAGAAGTCCATCGCATGATGAACCTCTTCGTCTGAACCCTGCCAAGTATCAACATCCGTAAGGATGGAGCTTGGGTGGGTGAGTATGTTCTTAACCATCCATAGACTGGCATCACCTGTGAAGGCACCTATTTGTAAGAACTTAAGGTTCTCTTTGCCCTTGAACTCAGATAGTAGATCCTTAAAGTATCCCTCTGCCCAGATTGAAAACCAGTTAGGGTAATTACTTTCGCTTGGATGTGATGATGTCATAGATCAAGTCTACCTTTATTTGTAGGGCATTGACCTGATCTTTGAGACTAGACCCACCATTGGTCTTAAGCTCTTTAAGATAGTGGATAACCATCCATCGAATACCGGTGGCAAAGCCAGCGATGATTGCAAAGATAGATACTGTAAATGCTGCCCAGTCCATTGCCGACATTAGACTACCGTTCTCATAGTGATTGTAATGATTCCGCCAAAGTTATCTTCATTGCTTGAAGATGGTGTAAAGCGACTAAAAGAAATCTCTTCAATGGATGCATCGAAGTTCTCTAGAGAGTTAAAGTCTTGAACAAGTACCGTGGCACCCATAGATTCAATCTGCTCGAGTGCAGATAAGCGTAGTCTTGCACCACCTTTAACGCCGAACTTCATGTTACGGCGGTCGGCTTCAAAGTCATAACACATTAACGGAAGCTGAATCAGACGAGATCTACTAGGGCTAGGTATAGCCTTGATTGCATAGCCCTTAAGTACACCACCTGTGGTGTTGTTAGCTGTTGACTTATACAATACGAAAGTTATCTGACCATTAACCTGAGTGCTTGAGTATGCACTCTCAAGTCCGAAGTCTGAGTTGTATGAGTTGTTCTGGGTAAGAGTAGCAATCTGTGTACGACCTTCATTGGAATCTGCATAGACTTCAATGTTTCCCTGAAGGGTATCGGTCTCAATACGGACACGCTTCCATGCCTTCTTCTCAAGGGTACCCCAGTTAACGATACCTGTAGTCAAAGTTCCTTCATCTACTAGATCTGTAGCATGCTGTATCCATACACCAGATGCTGAGATACCCATAAAGATCTGTGCTGTAGATGGGAAGATACCAAGTGAGTTAACTGCTCCGGTAGTTCCAACAGCAGATATATCTGTGGCATATGGATACGATCCATTCTCTAGCAAGTCACCAAGATAGATGCGGTATGTACCGGATGCACCGGCTACGCCAGACTTAACTCCAGCCCATATGTAAGAGTCACGAGCTGTAAAGCAAGTGACTGGATCTGTAGTTGTAAAGATGAGTGGGCCATAGACAATGGTTGCATCGTCAGCAATAGCTGCGATACGGACACCACGGCTTGTGCCAATGGCTAAGAATGTACCAAGGTATCCAAAGATTGCATGGACTACTTCACCACGAGGGATGTCTGCTACCGATACTGCAGCACCCAAGGCTCCAGTATTATCTGGCTGGATTCTAAAGATTGCAGACTTGTCTCCGGCATAACCGGATACATAAATAGCACCACGACCTTCTGCAATATCAGACCAAGTCCAGTCAATAGGTACTGTTATTGTATTGGCAATAGGTGTAATGGTTGATATGTTTACTGGAGATCCGTGGGTTGTAAAAGGCAGTTCGTATACGGCAGCCTTTGGAGTTGTTCCAGTTACATAACTGATACCTGCAATGATGCGGTTCTTAACAAACTTAATTGTTGCAGCTCTGGCATTACCGCTATTGATGTCATAGTGATAGTGCAATGTAGGGGTGGCAACGGTGATGTCACCATGATAAATCTTGGTAGGTGTGACGATGTATAACTCTGTTCCGTCAGACTCTGCAGCAAGAATTGTTTCTGAGATGTCGGCTCCAGTAAACAAGGTTGTTGCTGTTCCGCTTGCTGATACCTTAGCAACTCGTACTGCTGAGCCTGCTGCTGCTGCACAATCGATGGCTAGTACAAAGTCAACTCCAGCGATAGTCGCTGGGAGTGCAAGGGTACGGGCAGATGTAGATCCAGATGCTGGATAAAGTTTAGTTGTTTTCTTAAGTAAAGAGATCTGGCCCAATGTCCATGGGTCAATGCCTGAGCTTGTGAAGTAACGGAATCGTAGTTGATCCGGGTTTCCTTCTAGTGCTTCCTGAAACTGCATGCCTTGTCCTAAGTGAAAGGATGTCTGGCTTCGTGTCCATAGACCTGAGTCAAGTGTCTGCTCACCCGGTTCACGAGCCTGATCCACACGCTCATACTTCCATCGGGCAGTTGATCTACGGTATGGAGTTTCATCTGTGATGTTGTAGATGAATGGCAGACCAGCAATAGCCACATCGAAAGAGTATGTGTTTGGATCGTAGTACTGAGAGCTTCGACCGGTAAGGTCGAGGATAACTGTCTCGGTAATGTCTGGTGACTTTGAGAACTTTAGTACCACTATGACTCCTTGGTTTTAGAAATAGAAGATGAGCAGTTTTAAGCCATGCTCAGGGCTGTAAAGAAATTATTTATTCTGCTGGAACTTCAACCCAAGAGGTTGTATCTTCATCCCAATCGTAAAGTTTGCCATCAGTAGGCATAGGAGTTGGGGCTTCCCATAGATAAGTGTCTGAGTTCTTTATCCAAGAAGGATATGGCTGTGGGGCCGCAAAGCCTATGCCATCCCAAGAGTATCCAATACCTGCGTAGTTCTTATTCAATGGTGTACCACCTAGAGTGTGTACTCCACCGATTGTATTGTATGAAGTCTTAATCCAAGTGCCTGTGTAGCGATCAGGGTTTGCTTGCAGGAAATCATCCTCAACTACATTAACTTGAGTAACAATTCCGTCTTCTACCTTTGCCCAATGTGCCATTATTTTTTATCCTTATCCTCGCCGTAAAGCGTTACTGTGTTTACTAGCTTGACATCACGCTTAGTAACGATGCCACCTTTTTCATCAAGTTGATTCTTGGCAGCTGTCTCATCATCTGCAATGATGTGTACCAACATATTAACTTCGTATGAGAAGCATTGAGTTGGTTTGGTTTCTTTAATCTTAGTTACATTTGACATATTTTCTCCTACGCTAGATAACGGACTATAACTATACCTGAACCGCCAGTACCACCGCTTCCAGAAGTAGCATTGCCTTGACCGCCACCGCCACCGCCACGATTTGTAGTGCCATTATTTGCAGTACCAGTACTAACTCCAGCACCACCACCGCCAGCACCGCCAACGCCATTTGTGCCTGAGAAAGTACCACCACCACCTCCACCTGCGTAGGTAACAGATGAACCTGAAATACTTGAGGCAGTTCCTGCACCACCGGCACCGCCATTACCGCTAGAGCCACCATTTGTAGTTGCGTTTGCACCAACAGCACCTGCTCCACCACCACCACCGCCACCGCGTTCGTTTGGTGAATTAACTACTGCACCTTGTCCACCTGCGTTACCTTGCCCAGAAGGAGAGGCAGCAGCACCTGGGTGACTGTTGTTGTACGCCCAGCCTCCACCACCACCACCTGAACCGCCAGTAGTAGCAGTAGATGTAGTTGAATCGCCTTGCCCTCCACCGCCACCACCAGTAGCGGTTAAAGTAAAGGCTGTAGAGTTTGTACCTTGTGTTCCACCAACAGTAGTTGAAGTACCTACCGAACCTGCTCCACCGCCGCCTACAGTAATTGTGTATGAAGTTCCAGAAGTAACAGAGCCAGTTCCTGAAAGCAAACCTCCTGCACCGCCACCACCTCCTGCATAGCGTGAACCGCCACCACCACCGCCTGCAACAATTAAGTATTCAGTACTTAAGTTTGCACTAGGAATAAATGTTCCGTCAGAGTTAAATGTATGAATAAAATATCCACCACTAAGACTAATCGTTCCACCAGTTGCTTTGGCAACAGCAGTAATAAAGTTTCCATCAGAAGTAAATGTGTGAATAGTATTTCCACCTGATGTAGTTACGGTTCCGCCAGTTGCTTTTTGCGTAGTTCCAGAGTAACGGGCAATTACAATTCCTGAGCCACCTGCACCACCAGAAGTTGTAGTGCCGTTAGCAGCACCGCCTCCGCCTCCGCCTCCGGTATTTACTGTTGCATTACTTCCATTATTTGAAGGAGAAATTCCACCTGAGCCACCACCATCAGTAGCGTTTGAGCTAGAGGTATAACCTCCGCCACCGCCACCTGCACGACCAACAGAAGATCCAGAAATAGAACTTGTAACACCTATGCCACCTGTTCTTGATGAACTTCCTGCTCCACCAGCACCGCCACCGCCGCCGGGAGATGTAGCTCCTGCGGCTGCTGCACCCGAAAAGCCTTCACCTGTTGCTCCACCACCCGGAGTTAGAGTTCCAAAATCAAATGCACCAGCACCAGATCCACCGCTGCCAGCTGGAGCATTGCCACCACCAACGGTGTTAACAGTAGAAAAAACACTAGCTGAACCTACTGCATTTCCAGCACCACCAGCTCCAACCGTTACTGTGTGGTTAGCATTAAATGAAAGTTCTAATGGACTTAAAGCGGCTGCACCACCGCCAGAACTACCAACTGATGATTTGTAACCACCTGCACCACCACCCGGGCCGCCATAAGCACCACCTGATGAAATTGCTGCTCCACCACCACCGCCAGCGATAACAAGAAAATCAACTAATAAAGTTGATGGTGCAAAAGTTCTCATACCGCCCAAGCCTCTGGCTGAGCCTCCTGCTAATGTGCTGATAAGTGGCATTTTTAGATCTCCTTATTAGGCAAACTTGGTTTGTGTTTCAAGAACTGTATATGTTGCAGATGCTGTCTTAATAATTGTAAATGAGTATGCATCAATAGATGATGCGTTTCCAGCTGTGATTGCTGCTGGAACCTTTGGGGTTACAGCAGTTCCATCAATCTGGATTGTGTTTGGATAGTAAGCAGTAGTTCCATTGGTATTAAGCCACACAAGGGTGATTGTATCTCCTACTGGCAATGCAGTATTAAGTGACACGGAACTGCTGTATCTAAAGTTAAGTGTATGGTTTGCTGTTGCATTGGATGTGTAGTACCAGATAGAAGCTGTTGATACATCGAAGTTAATAGTTCCAGTTGCAGCAGATGCCACAACATTTATATCTTCTTCGATACCTCTGATAGTTGTATCAGCAAGTGATCCACCTGCTGCACGAGCTAGAGGGAATCCACCTGCTGTGGATCCATCATGGACTACTACCGTGTCCTTATCAGTATCTACTGTCAATTCGCCCAGTAGCCCTGTAAAGGATGCGTGTTGTGCCGTGGTTCCCCTACGGCGTTGAAATGCGAATGACATTAGATTGTTCCCCAATCTGCTAAGGAAGCCCAAGAAGCTGAGGTTCCATTGTTTGTTAAGAAGTAACCGCTAACCCCACCAGAAATTGCTGGGATATAACTTGCTGCTGCAGTTGCACTATTGGCCGCTGATGTGGCTGATGTGACCGCAGAAGATGCTGATGTTGATGCACTAGATGCAGAAGTAGCAGCACTCGTAGCCGAGGTGCTTGCACTAGATGCTGATGTTGCTGCTGATGAGGCTGAAGTTGCTGCAGAAGAGGCACTTGTTGAAGCCTGTCCAGCAATCGTAGCAACACTTACATATGTAGTAGATGTCGTATCAGATACATCAATAGTTCCCATATCTCTGACCAGTCCAGAACCAAGCTGACCTGCTGCAGTAGCAGCAGAGGATGCCGCTGATGAAGCCGAGGTAGAGGCAGAGGATGCTGAGGTAGCAGCCGAGGTAGCAGATGTGGCTGCAGAGTTGGCTGAGGTCAGGGCTGAGGATGCACTTGTAGAGGCACTAGAGGCCGATGTAGCCGCTGAAGTGGCACTTGTGGCCGCAGATGAGGTAGAACCAAATACTGTGTCTATATAGGACTTATTGACTGCATCTGTATTGTTCGTAGGGGTAGCAAGATCTGTGATCTTATTGTTACCCATAGACAAGGCACCGGTCATAGAGTCGCCAGCCTTGGCTACCTTAGTACCGATAGATGTAGATACCGTTGTTGCAAAGTTGGCATCATCGCCAAGGGCAGCCGCTAACTCGTTAAGAGTATCAAGGGCTGCTGGGGCGGAATCAATTACTGCTGCAACTGTTGTGTCTACATAAGCCTTGGTTGCTGCATCGGTATTAGCCGATGGGGTTCCAAGTCCTGTGATCTTGTAAGTTGCAGCAGCAAGATCGGAACCCAAGGTTCCGCTTGTAATTGTCTTAGATGTAAGGGTAGATGCCACACCATCAAGGGTGACTGTACCTGTTGCATTGGGTAGCGTAATTGTTCGGTCTGCCGTTGGATCAACTACCGTAACTGTTGTCTCGTAAGCATCTGAGGTTGAACCTTCAAAAGAGATTCCGCCGTTGGCAATTACTGCACCAGAAATAATCTTGTTAGTAAGAGTCTGTGCATCGGATGTACCGACTACATCACCAGTTACACCATGGACTCCAGCCTTAGTTGGATCTCCAGATGTTCCAGCGTGAGCTGAGAACTCGTTGAAGTCTTGACCTGAAACCACATGTCGGACTGTTGCACCGATTGAGTGAGAGATCGCTGTCGTTCCATCTTGTCCACGAACAACCGTAGCAACAGTTCCAGATACACCTGTAACCTTGATGAGTTCTTCCTTGTTTGTGTCAGGATCAACAACAAGTGTGTATGGATAGTTAGATGGGAATCCGGTAACGAGGTCGAGGGTGATTGATTCGACAACGCTATCGACTGATGCAGCAAGGGATGCTTGCTTAGCCGTTGAGGCGTAGTATCTATTTTGGGCCATTGATTACCTCGTGTAGTGGAGTTTAGGTGGATAGAGATCACGGAGTCCGGCAGCTTCTTGCTGAAGTCGCTGGGTGTAAAGACCGAGGAAGTAACGAGATGCAGCAGATCCAGAGCCAATAGGCTTTGATCTATCGAGCATATCTGCTTCAACTGTAGTTGTAGGAACTCGTGCAGCATCGGCTCCGGCAAGGAGACGGGCAATAGTTCCGTAGGTAATTACATCTGTTGTGCTTGAAGGAAGACCTGTTACGGTCTCATACACATCATCAGCTGCAGATAAAATTGTTGGTGCCTTGGCATATGTAACCTGTACTGTTCGTCCAGCATCGATGCCATCGAATAATAATAGTGACTTGCCTGATGTAAAGGCTGTTGTGTTTGATGTCTTATCAAAGTCATATCTACGGACATCAAGCCATTCCTTGGATGAGCCAAGTGTCTGCCACTTAACTGCCAAGATGTACTCTGCTGCAGCAGGTAGATCGTATGAAACCACGGATGTATTGAATGGGAATGTGTGTGTTGCAACGCCATAGAGTTCTGGGTATACAGCTTGGATGGTGTCGTTGATTGCCTGCTTAACCATAAAGCGTGGATACGCTGGAGCTACAGTTACCTTGGTTTGGTTAGCTGCAGTTGCTGCAGTAGTACCACGGAAGGCACGACCCCATGGTGCAAGGTATACCTGCTTGGTGAGGTTATCTGTACGATCTACATACATCAACTCATCGCCGACTTCAATCAAGCCTCGACCCATCTGAGAGGTCTCGTTAACAACGAAGTCTGTAGCAGATGCTGTGATTCCACCTGACTGGTTGATCCAAGTAGCAGTCTCTTGCTGGGCCCCGTAGCCTTGGATCTGTCCAAGGACTCTTTCGATTAACCCATTAAATGTTGTTGTCATTCGCTCACCGCTCTCAGGGCTGCTGCTGCAGCCAGATCAGTAGTTCCACCAAGTTGATTGCAAACACCACGAAGGTCTTTCCAATTAGGTCTAGAGTTTTCAGCTTTGACATTCAAGGCACCAACGAGGTCTAGTCCTGTTGTTCCAGCCCAAGTGTTAGCAGCTTGTGCTACACCTACATATGACTGAATTGCAGGATATGTACCACCGTTAGCAAGACGATTAAGTTCTGCCTTGAGTGTACTTCCATTAGTGCCGAGTGTCATTACTTACCCTTCTTCTTTGCTACTGCTGCGTTATCTACAAGGTTTGGATATTTACGACCAGCAGCCTTAGCACGAGCCTTAGCCTGTGTCTTCTGTGCTGGCGTTAACTTCTTAGAAGTTTTCTTTGGATTCTTCTTATCCCAAAACGCTGTCTTCTTTTTCACCACTTCACCTTATTCGCCCAATATGCCGCTGACATCTTGCCCTTGGCAATGTTCTTTGCATGACGAGCCTTGAATGATGCTTGTCTTGCAGTTGGCTTCTTATCGCCTGATACACCCTGTTGACCGAACCTAATAGTCTTAACCTTTGCACCTTCTTTGGCTACGACCACATGAGACTTCGTTGGGTGACTTGGAGTTCTCTTGGGTTTATTGAACCCAGAGACTCCTGCCTTCTTGAGGCGAGAATCTTTCTTCTCAGCCATTTACTTCTTCTTTGCTACAGCCTTCTTAGCTGGCTTCTTCTTTGCAACAGCTTTCTTTGCAATCTTCTTCTCTTCCATCTTTGCTTCCATCTTGCCTTTTGCTGTGTACTTGAACTTTTTTCCGCCTACCATTGGCATTTGGTTCTCCCTTTGTGTGATTACTTTGATTTTCCCACCGCTGTTTATATCAAACGATATGGAAACCTCTATGCTCTTACGAGCTTCATTGGCTGCTGTTCGTGTATTAGTCTGAGAAAGAGATGCTCTGGCTAATGAGCCAAGTGCATAGGATCCACCGGATCCGATACCGTAGATTCCACGGTCATCTCTTACCCAAGAAAAGTCATTATCAATCTGGTAAATCTTTCCTTTGACACATAGCAGGGCATCAAACCCTGCTTCTGCTTTAGGATCATTGTCTGCAGTCTTTGGTGCTGGGTCATACCCATAGTCTGCATAGGCTTGCTTCAATGATGGCAAGATGTCTGTCATCATAAACTTATCGAGGTTTACCCCTCGTGGGATCTTTGGCATATCCCAACTGTGCAAAGCTATATCTCCGGCTATTGCATCACCGGCAAAGGCAAATACAAACTCACCCTTTTCGACAACCTTATCCATACCGGTTGCCATGTACTTCTGATCTCCAGCAACTATCAAAGACTCTGCAGCAATCAATCCCCAACCTTTACCTTGAATACCGATAATGGTTGTCATTGGCTTATCCCTTAAATGAGTTATCGGTTGAGTCGAAGGCTTTACCAGCAAGCTGGCTAAGATTCATTGCTGCTTGAATGTCTTTCATATTAGTTGTTGCTGGCTCTACACCCTGACGGACTGCATCGCTGTATGCCTTGAGTTCTCCATCGTATGCCTTTGCTGACATCGTACGGCGACCATTAGCATCTCCAGTACTTAGCTGGAGTCCTTTAGCCTTGCAGCCAAAGCACTCGCATCCTGACTTGCATGGTTCCTTTTTTGCAAAGTTCTCGGCCATATCGTAAAGAGGTTCTGGTGATGTCTCATCACACTTGCTGCAACCCCATAGTTCTACATGAGATTCCATCTGACCATCTATTAACTTATATCCAAACTTAACTACTTTACCTACATGATCGCATGTCATTAGATCTCCACTAAGAATCCCGTATGTGCTGTGTCAGATAACGCTACCGACTCAGATGATGTTCTAATGGGGAATCCAAGTGAAACCAATAAATCTTTTTCTGCTGTTGAAACATTATGTGTCCTACCGCCAAGGTAGGCATAGTCTGCTGCATCGGTATCATCTTGTGTTACTGCTCGTGCTAACACAACGCTTGATCCGGTAATAAGTACTGCTACACCTCTTGGAGAAACTACTCGCTTAAGAAGACTATCCTTCAAGGGCCACGCTTCCATCACTTGTGGTGGATAAAATTCAAATGCCATTGTTACTCCTTTAGTAGAGAGGGGGCAGGTTGCCCCACCCCCTCAACTATGAATCTGACTAGAGAGCAGATCCGCCTGTTTCTAGACGAACTACTGCATCGTCACGGAAGATTCCCCAACCGCCGAAGTACTTCCAGCCGATGGCTGACTTGCGGCGTAGGTAGTCTGTCTGAGGTGATACGACTGTTGTTACATCGTATACATTTGCCTCAAGAAGAGCTTCCTTACCAACTGCGATTGCCTTGTAGACAGAAGCAGATGATGCACCCTCAGTTGTCTTGAGAACGCGGTTTGTCTGTACAACTTGGAATCCTTCAAGAACACCGATGGTGCCTGTAAGGATGTTACCCATGTTCTCAGTTGTGTACTTGTGGATGTCTACGAATCCGCCAGCACCTGTCTCGGCACGAAGGTCGAAAGCTTGGCGTGGGTGGATGAATAGTGTGTACAAGTCACCTTGGCGTGGCTGAGCATTACCCTCAAGGAGTTCTGTCTGAGCCTTGCGTAGCATCGCTGTTGAAAGAACATCTGATGCTGTAAGTGTTGCTGTTGTTGTACGAGATCCACCGAACTTAACCTTTGTACCTGCAACAAGTGCATTGGCAACAAGGGTATCGATTGTGTCTGCTGCGTTATACGCAAGTGCATCTGCAATCATTGTGTCGATAGATGAGAAAGAAGCAAGGTTAACCTTCTCTGTCTCTTCTAGTACATTTCCATACTCAGTAACAGTAACTGTTACCTGTGATGGGTTAGCCAATGCAACTGGAGTTACATCGGATGCTTCTGTCAAAGCTGTGGTTGCCTTGTCCAAGTTAGCGTAAACGCTGAACTTGAGTGAGGTTCCCGGGTTTGTTAGTGATACTGGGCGGAGATCTGCGATCTGACGCATGACTGGAAGTGAACGGAGTTGTGCCCGTACATATGTGTCATATGCATTTTGAACGAGATTACCGAGACCAGAGATTTGTGTAGTTGCCATTTAGCAATACCTCTTTCTTGGGTTAGTAACCGGCTTTACCAAGGTCTGCAAATAGTTGCTTCAATGCATCTGGGCCCTTAGCGGAAGCTTCATCCATTTGCTTCTGAATCATCTGTTGACGATCAGCAGGTAAGGATTGTTCTACCGTGGCTTGTGCCTTGTTGTAACTATCAAGAAAACCTTCTGGCAAGCCAGTAGGGGTCTGGGTTTGCTGAGCAGGAGCTGCACCAAAGATTGATGACTTTGCTTCTACCCATGCTGACAACGATTCCTCCGTGAGGTCGATGTCCTGTGGAATGAACTCAGCAATAGCTGGATTCAACCCACGAGCTGTGAGGACTTCCGAAATTGTTCGTTCTCTTTTTTCTCTACGCAGGGTTGCAAGTTCTTCCTGAATTTCCTTCAGTTGCTTTTCTTTTGCCTTATTGGCTTTGCGTAGTTGCTTGATAGGATCAGTTTCGTATTCGTTATCGAAATCATCCTCGTATAGCTCTTCATTGGACATGTGTCCTACTCCCTTTTCTATGGTTAGATCGCTGGCCTCAAGTCATTCGGGGAAATTGACTTGGCTCCAACTACCGTATGTACACACATTCAGAACCGGTCTCTCTGATGCGGAGTGGGTGCCGGGGTCTTGAACCCCGGAGATTGCCAATCACCCGATAGAACTAACTGACTTGGCCAGTAGCTCTCAACGCTCTTGTTCCTACGGCAGATGATCCACCGAAGGCTGCTAGGCCTGTCTGACGGACACGAGCTGCTTGTGCTTGAGATGCTGCATCGCCGAACTCTGCAGCGATTGCTTCCTTGGCTCCGAAGTTCTCGCCATAAATCTTTGCGAGGTTTCCTGTGGTCTCAAGTGACTGTGCTGCCTGTGAGTAACGCTGACGATTCTGTTCGTATGTGAATGAACCTGCACCGTACTGCTGACCTACTGTTGCATCCTCACGGCTTAATCCAGCGATAAGAGCTGCTGCTGTATTCATGTTCTTACCAGCAATGTTCTCAAGAATCTTCTGGCCCTTGTTAGGGTCTGCATAGTATGCAGTCAATGCTGCATCATCGATGCCGAATAGATCCTGAAGTTCTTTACGAATTACTGGATCCTTGGATGCTACAAAGTCTGCTGAAGCCTGAAGGGCTGAAGCCACATCTGCCTTGTTGTAGTTGTTCTTAAGAAATACCTGATAGTCAGTAGGTGAGTCATAGAACCCTGCTGGCTGGTTGTAAGCCTGTAGTACCTGCTGGTATTCATCTTCCATACCAATGATTGTTCGTTCGTCTAATGCCTTGAATCCCTTAGCAAGGCGATCCTCATTAACCTTTCCGAATCGGTCATAGTAAGACTTAGTGTTGATGAGTGCTAGATAGAATCCTTCACCTGTTGTAGGGATTTCATCAAACTTCTTACCAAATCTATCTACGCCTGTGCCTTGGTAGATGGCGGTGATTTCATCACCGAGTTCTTTCATACCTGCATTGGCAAAGCGTTCTTTAGTAATTTCAAATGCTGACTTACGCTGTGCATTTAACGCATCTTTTTTCTGCTGATCAATAGCGGCTTGCTGAGCCTTCATTGAATCTTGCATTTGCTGTTGCATCTGGCGTTGCATTTCAGCCATCTGCTTTTGAAATGATGCAGCTTGTTCAGCAAGCATTGCTTGAATCTGCTCTGCAGTTAGTCCTGTTGCAGGTTCATCATCTTCTTCTGTTATTAAATCCGGATCTTCACCCTGACCAAAATCTTCATTGCCTTCACCAAGAATCTTGCCGTCACCATCTATTGGGCTATCGGCACCATCGTCTATAACATCGGGTACACCTGCTGATGTGTTTCTGTTCATAAGCTCAAGTTGAGCCATGCTCAACTCTTCTCCTACGCGGAAGTTTCCACCTCGCATAGATTGAAGATAAGCAACTTGAGAAGCAAGCTCTTCATCTGATAACGCTGCGTAACCGCTTTTAGGAGTAGTGTCTACACCACCACCATCAGTCATCATTCTGTCTACGAATCTAACCATTACCCGATTACTCCGAATCTACCCATGACATCTAATGTGATGCCATCTAACTTCTGTCGTGCATTGGATGTGTACTGCCAGCGGCTATCCTTGAAGAGTTCTTGTTCAAACTCCCACAATGGCTTAACTGTTGTTGATGTCTTATCGCCAGTTGTAGTAGTTGTACCCATCATGGCTTTACGAATCGTTGGATCCTCTAAATCTAGAGATCCTTCTGGCACCTCTAGAATTCGGCTAACTGCACCGATGTAAGGACTTGCAATGGATAAGACTGACTCTCCATTAAGGATGCGATCCTTGAAAGCCGGGAACAGTTTGATTGCCTGCTGACGAAGGTTTTCGTCAATAGCCTCTGTGGTTGTATCTCCAAGGTATGCGTTCTTGCCGAGGTTAGATGCAGCCTCATCAGTAAGGTTAAGACCATACTGACGATACTTCTGCTTGACCATTGCAACATTCTGGCTGATAGCAGTCTGAACCTTTGGAAGAGACAGGTACTGGTCGGTACGCTTTAACTTCTTATCGAAGTCTCCAAGAGATGTAGAACTCTTAAAGATTGTCTGGAAGTTGGCATCATCAAGACTGAACTGAGATGCTGCCATCTCAAAGCTAGTTGTGTATGTGTTGATGTAGTCACCGATAGCCACGGCAAAGTCTTTGCCAGCCATCATCTGTCGTGCTACTTCTGGCTTAGTGGTCTGTAGTTGGTACTCACCAATAGACTTCATACGGATGTCGTATGCAATCTCTTCTGCAGTCTTCACCTTACCAAGGATCTGATCTCGGTATGAGTCACGAGTAGCGGTATCCAACTTGATACCGTTGGCTAGTGCAGATGCACCGATGACCGCATAAGTTCTTTCGTTAACATCTTTGTACCAAGCGGTATCACGAAGATATGCCTCAACCTTTGCAGGTTGGGCGTTCTGGATAGCAAAGGTAACAAGCTTGTCATAGATAGGCTTGTACTTGCCACTCTCGGCAGTCTTAAAGTATTCAATAAGAAACTTAGATCCAAAAGTTCCAAGTCTTGCTTCTTGTTCTGCAGTTAACTTGCCACCAGCTTTAGCTTTGTCAGCTGCAATCTTGTCCGCCTTAGCCTTGTCTGCTGCTATCTGCTCAGGAGTCTTAGGAACTTTTGGTGTTGGTGTAGGAGTTACCTTACCTGCATCAGCACCTGCCTTGGCTTGATCTGCTGTAACTGTACCCTTCTTAACATCAGAAACAACTGATGGGCCTTGTCCGGGAAGTGGAGGTAGAGTTGCACCAATTCGTGCATTATCTGCACCGCTTGGTGGAATTTTAGTTGGCTTAGGCGTTAACTTACCCTGTGCATCTACATCATACTTACCTGCAGATAGGTCTGTTGATTCCTTAAGAAGTCTTTGCTGTTCTGCAATGGATGTGTTGTAACGATTTACGAATGTTCTAAGATCACGAGCCTGTGCAGCATTTGGCTTACCACCTTGATCGGTGATTGCACGGCTAATCATTCTGATTTGAACTAAGTCATCTTGGATAGTTCTCTCAAGACCCTCTGCACGATCGGATGCAGACTTAGCCATAGTCTTTACACGCTGTTCAATAGCGTTTGAAGCCTTAGCCTTGTCGGCTGCAGCCTTAGCTGCTGCACGAGCTGCCTTGTTTGTTGCTGCAGTTTTTGCAGCATCAGCAAGGAGCTTGTTAATATCTATAGTGCCTACTGTCTCAGCCATTATTGACCAGCCGCCAATCTAGCGATGATGTCGCCATATCCATTGAGTTGGTTGTTAACGGCTTCTGGAAGAAGCTTTTCGTCTGCCATGATGTTCTGTTCAATAACCTGACCCTTGCCAGCCATATCTAATCCACCAGTTGTACGAGTAGAGAATGTGCTACCGGTTTGAGTTGTGGTTGAGATAGAAGGGCTTGCCTCTTCTGCTCGAGTCAATGCTGCACGAAGACGATTCTTCTCACCCTCTGACATATCACGACCAAGAAGTGAGCGACCTGCTGTGTCAATGATTGCATTGGCAGTCTGTGGATCCGATAGGTTGATTGACTTCTGTACCTGTGGGCCGCCACCTAACTTGCCACCCTTTTGGTAGACCTGAGTCATTTCTTCCCATGAGTAACCACCTGCAGAGTTAGCCTCTTTTAGTAGATCAGCAAATGCTGCAGTATCTGCACTACTCCAGAATGAAGTTTGATACTCATTCTTGTTAGCATAAAGACCTGCCTGCAACATCAAAGTCTTGATGTAGTTCTGATCTTGAGGTGTCTTAAACTTTTCGTTTCTAATTGCTAGAACTTCAGCAGGTGTTCCGTTGTAAAGGGCTGTAAATAAACCACCACTAACAGTTACCTTTTTGCCACTTGCATCCATAGCCATCTGACCCGGACGGTAAACCTGAGTATTCTTCAATGGGTAGTTAATACTACTCGAAGAAGAAGAAGCACCGGCTACCGGTGCAATAATCTCATTTTCTTTCATTAGTTATTCCCTGTCTCGGTGGCGAATACACGCCAGTACATAACGCTGAATGATGGATACTGAGCAATAATTTTATACGCTGATTCGTCTAACCACTCAGCGACATTGCTTACTGACTTAGCAGTTAGTGTCTTGAATCCTGCAGCTGCTGCAGAATCCATTGCTGCCTTGCGATACTGCAAGAACTCAGCAAGACCCTTACCTGCTTCAGTCTCTGCAAACTTAGGCTCTGTTACTGCTTGCTCTAGTTCCTTGACTAAAGTCTCACGAGGTACACCTGCAGAACGGAAGTCTGGCTGTCCACCGAAGTCATCATCCAATGCAGCCTTACGAGTCATGTAAACCTCGTGGGCCAACTTAGGATCTTCGCCGTCACGAACGGCGATAGCCTCATCAGATTGCAACTTAGCCTTACGGGCTGTGTATACATAACGAGCTGCTTCCATCTGCATTTCTGCTGGAGTCAACTTGAAACGCTTACCTGACTGTGCCTGCCACTTAGCAAACTCTTGTGAGTATTGTCCGCCGGGGAAGAAGAGGGCAAACGCATTTGCATACTTAGTAGCATCTGCACGGTTATTCTGGTAGAAAGTCCATGCTTCATCAGTAGGCTGGATACCACCACGGGATCCAGATACCAATGCAAAGAGTGCTGAATCTCCGTACTTGTCTGCCCACTTGGCAACTGCTAGTGCATAGTTGTCTGGGTTGTTAGCACGAATCTGCAAGAAGTCGTTGACCATCAAAGCCTGAACATGTAGCTCACCAGTCTTATCCTTAGCAAGGATCTGAGGTGCAATAGCACCGGGAGCAATGTTGGCTGTGATACCACGCCATAGGGCGAGGACTCGGTTGAGTCTTCCGGCATCCTTAAGCAGTTCTTCAGTCTGAGTATTGTCCAATGGGAACTCACCGTACTTACCAGTAGTGGCAAGGTAGGTCATAATCGGACGAAGGGTAGAAAGATTCTTAGCCTCGTAGTTATCCATTCCAAGGCCGAATAGAAGGCGTTGGGCCCATGCTGGGGTGAATGTCTCAACGATGCCTTGGGCTCCCGGTTCTGGGGCTCCAAACGGATATATGATGTCTCGTAGCTGATCTGCTATCCAGCCATTCTGATTCTGTACAAGTTTGCCTACAGTCAACTGCATGGCTGGGCCTACACCCGGTAACAATTCGTTACTAAAGGCCATGTTAAGTGACGGGATAGAAAGCGATGTAGGCATACCCGGAACGCTAGTTCCAGATGTCAAAGAAAGCATGCCACCAAGAATGTCACCTGCTAGAGGAATGACCATGCGTGGATCACCATAGGTTGGATCTTTGTAGATAAAGCCTTGGCTTGGGTCATCCCAGTTTGCATTAGTCCACTCGTAGATTACGCCAGTCTCAGGATGTGTAAGGAACTCGAAAGCATTAGCTGCCTTGTATACACGAGCCTTACCCTGTAGGCGGAATGTGTTAGCCACATCCTTTGTAATCAACTTAGACCATACACCCATGGTGTTTGCCCATGCTGAAATAAACGGTGCTACCAAACGCATTGCTGCTGCATATTGCTTCTGGCGAGTTGCATCGTAGAACAGTTTCTGGATCTCATCGGCTGCTAACTTCTGGCCGTATTCGTCCATCTCCTTGAGTCCAATGCCACGGTCATCAAGAGTCTTGATTCCCTCACGCATACGAACCAATGCTGGGTTAGGAAACGATGCTGGCTTACCAAAGAAGGTAGTGCCACGAAGTTCTTTCTCAGCTTGAGCCAATGCCTTTTCAGCATCAGTCTTGTTCATAAGGTTAATGTTTTCAGCGATCTTCTTCCAGTATTGCTGACGATACTCAGGCCCTAGCGACATACGCTTTTCAACAGATGCTGAGTAACGGAAGAAGGCAGATGCTGCACGATCCCAAGTTCCCTTGAGGACTGCTGCTTGCTGGAAATCTTCTGCTGGTAAACGAAGCTGACCGATTACACGACTTACATCTTCTGTGTTTCGGTAGTCATTAAGTACACGGCCTAGCCAGACATCCTTAGATGTCTTACCTGCTGGATCAAAACCATTCTTACCTGAGAGTCTTTCACCCTTGGTAGTAACCATTGGCTTACCTGCAATGTATGCACGAATCTCTGGACGACCTACTGAGATTTCATCAACAGCCTTGGCTGCTGTATCTAAGTAGAAACGAATAGCCTGCTTAGCAACTACTGGATCATCTGACATCAATACACCACGGCTGGTCTCATCGACCTTGGCGATCTGAGCAATCAGATCCTTGCCACGCTTTGTCTCAACTAAGAAGTCTGTAACTATGTCTAGATAGTTATCAGCAAGGGTTAATCCCTGTGCCTTCTTAAGTTCAACAAATGCCTTTGCCTCTGGGAATGTAGGCTTGAATACACCATTGATTGTAGTTCCAACCTCAAGTCCACCAGCAACCAAGCGGCTGATCTGTGACTCACGGTTGATAAGAATTGAGTTAGCCCATGCACGATTGAACTGGCGTTCTGTTGCATCAACGAAACGCATACCGGTAGGCAATAGACCCGAACGAGATCCTGCACCAACACCTCTACCAATTTGACGATTCATCATCATTGCATACTTGTCGGCATCAGCAAGGGCTGCACCTCTAAAGCCTGCAGAATCTGATTGCTCAATCAAGTCACGGAATGATGTGCCAAAGATATTGTTATCAAAGCGTGAGAAGTTGGTTAAGTATTGACGAGCTGCAGAACCTTTAGGGTTCGCCATCATTGTTGAGATAAACTGCAACGGATGAGAGAAGAGTGTTGCAGATCCTGTCAGGAACGATCTAATCTGCATATCAAGTATATTTCTTTGGATATACGAGATACGGCCAACGAGAACAGTCTGCTTGAAGAAAGAGTCAAAGGCTTCTGTTGTAAATGCTCGGAACTGCTGTGCTGTTTCATTCTTTGAAAGTATGCTTCTTGCGGTTCCGGTAAGTTGCCGCATTGCGTTAACATCCGGCCACTTGACAAAATTTGTAAGTTGAGAGTCAAGGAATGGATCCAAGGTAGAGAAAGTAAGTTTCTTACCATCGATAACCATTTCTGCTGTAGT